TCACGGTGGATGCTACCGATTCGTGACATCTTGTTAAGTGTTACCAAAAGCGAATCATCGGTTGTGAAGATACCTATATCAGCAAGTTTATTGATGATTTTTCTAGCCGGTATTCGTGTTTTGCTCTCAGATAGAACCTTAATTATTCCAGCCTTTAATTGCCCATGATTAACTTTATCTGTCATTCTTCCTCCTATTGTTTAGGTTGGATGAATGATACATGAAAATCAGTCCGTATCAGATTTATTTTTGATTTCTTTAATTTTTATCTGATTTAATTTGTATGTTGATATACCAACTACAATTGCTACGATCACAGCAACTAGCTGAAGCCATCCTGTGAGTTGATCTAGCCAGATTGGGGCTGATCCTGTTATGCCTGCTACTGTATATCCGATTGGAACCTGAGCGTTTTCTACTAATCCCTGTACGTGCTGCTTCATTATGCTCTCTATTTTAGTTAGTAATTGTAATTATATCTGATTATACCATTGGTGGTATCCACATAAAATACACAATCTGATAAAGGATAATTCCAGAAAAGAATCCAGTTAAGAATTCTCCTATAGCTGTATGAACACCAATATAATCAGGCATAAATGATATATATTTAACAGACTTTTCTAATGTTTGAGTGCGGCGAATATATCCATTATTCTCCGCATAAATCCAGATACCCCACCCGATCAGATATGCAATCGGCCTGACAAACGCACCAAACATCAACCACGGAGATACCGCTACGGCTATACCAACCCAGACCACAGCCTCATCCAGCAGCAGGATCAGGCATTTATACAGCCAGTTCGGGATATGCGGTTGTAGCCAAAGGATTAGGATTTCCACCCTCTCAGGTGTGCTTCCAGGTTTCATTGGCTCTCCGATGCTGATACCACGCCCGTTACCCAAACTCTTACCAGCGAAGGCCGTAGCGCCTGCCAGAAGGCATAACATATAAGTTATAGCTCCTGCGTTTGGTAATAACACATAAGTTATGATGGAAAATGGTGTGGCATATAGTGCTTGCCTCAGCCATCGTGGGAGTTTTGGCCAACCACCACCACACATTCTGGACACCAACATAAGATATGGGATTAATAACACATATGTTATCAAATAATAATTCCTATGATTATTCCGACAAAAATTCCCATTAATAGCCAGACAATCAAAAATCCCATATTAGTAATATTCTTCAACTATGATTAAGCCAGATCCACCATCGCCGCCTGCTGTTGTTCCTGCAGCACCGCCAGCCCCACCCGCTGTAATTGTGTATGTATATGTCGCTGCGGGAGATGAAATGTAAAGTTCAAAATACTCGCCAGCCCCACCGCCGCCCGTCTGTGTGGTGCTGCCAGTTGGAGCGCCCTGACCACCAGATCCAGAGTTTGCTGCGGCATTTGCAGGCGTTCCTGAACCAACAGTGCGCGATGTGCCTCCTAGCGAGGTTATTCCACCATGCCCCCCAATGGTTCTAGATGCAAACCCACCGTGACCAGCCATCCTGAATGTTGCAGAGCCAGATCCCCCAGTGCCACCAGCGCCGCCAGATGCTGTGGAGCCGCCAGCCTCTCCACCAGACCCACCATTTGCTACAACAGAGTTGAACGTAGTATTCCCACCAGTCGCACCAGCATTAGTTGCAGCAGCACCACCGCCGCCACCTGCACCCCATGCTCTAACTAGTATTGCTGTACAGCCAGTCGGGGTTGTGTAGGTCGCCCCCGTTCCTGACGTAAGATATTGGCGAGTAGACTTGGTTGTGAACCAACTTAAAGCGCCACTTCCATCTGTTGTTAGCCGCTGATTCGCTGTTCCATCGTCTGAAGGCAGGGTTAAGGTGTAATCAGCAGCTAATGTTGCAGGAGCTTTAATCGTAACTTTATTTGTTCCATTATCTGTATCTTCTGCCATAGATACACCAGCAGCCGTAGCAGCGGTTCCATTAATGGCGACAACACCAGTGAATGTATTAGTATCAGTAAATATATTTGCACTTCTAAGTGTCGGAAATATTCCAGCCGGAACAGTAAGCCTTACGTTTCTTGTCCCAGATCCCCAATTTACAGCAGCATCGGCATTACTGCTTTGCAATATTGTGTCACGACTCAGGGTATCCGGCGTTCCGTCAGTAACGGTTCCGATTCCCGCCTCCCAATCTGTACCGTCATCAATCAGGTATGAAACTTGTGCGCCAGTTCCAACCGCTGCGACAAAGGTTTGAAAGCCTGTGGTAGCACCAGCGAGATTAAGCGTTCCGGTTCCTTGCGTTGTTGAAGTTTCTAATACGCGATCACCTAAAACTACTGCCATTATGGTATCTCCTCAATCCTGTAAGACTTCTGAAATATTTGAAAATTCCTGTTCACAATCGGCTTTAAATCCGTCATCAATCCATAAACATATCGGCGCTGATAGTGTGTCGTTGCTGCCGGATCACTGATATATAATACATCTTTAGATGCACCGCGTAAACGATCTATGTCATAAAGAGTACCGTACATTTCAGTTTCACTCCCAAAATCAAGCGAGAATTCTACAAATCTATAGGGGTCACGGCGCAATGGTATAGGCTCACCATTAACAGTTCTTGACACCCTAGAATTGTCTATAAATCCTTCAGCCAGATTATAGCTCATATTTACATCAGGCTGAAACTTCATTGACATATAAAGCCTGCCAGCCTGTAAATATCCATCTACGTTTGTTGCATCGCTAAACTCTAACTTCCAATAACGATATGTTCCACCGCTGAAATTATGAACGAATATATTCTGATCGTATCCTTGATCTGTTCCAGTAATAAGACTTAATGCACCACTTGAGTAATCCGTGACAGCGCTTGTCGTCCCGCCCTTTACGGTAACGGTTCCTGCAGAGCTTCCGTTGTGACCTATGAGTGAGATCAGGTTTATTTCAGTTGCTGTGCCAAAATCTATAGCAACATATCCAGTCGATAAATCAGTTATTCTCCACACTCTGTTGAGCGAACGCTTTTGCAGATTGTTAACTGCCATCGCACCAACTGCGGTAGATGATGTCAGTGTTGCCGCATCAGACAATATGGGTGTTGCAAGAAGAAGGTTACTCATCCCCAAAGCTCCAAGGTTGTGGTTCCAGTTTCTACATCTTCTGATATGCCAGTGATGATAAAATTCCTTCCAGCGTCTAGCCCAAAGCGATTGAGAGTGATTTTGATAGTATCACCTATAAATACCCTAAACAGCAAGTTCATAACCTTGACGCGATAAATGTTTCTTTTTGCTGAATATATACGCCCAATGCGAGTGACTTCAGTCGTTGCATCAGCGCTATTTAAAAGCAATGATTCAAAATCAAGCTCAAATAATTTGGCCGTTTTGACCCTAATGCTACGATCTTCATTGATGGCAGTCCTATACTGATTTGGCGCAAATTCTCTATATGCTGTTGTTGCTGCCGCTGCTATATCGTCCTCGTTCTGTACCGACCAGTTCCGCGCATATCCAAGTTTAATTCTCCATGCTGGCTGGATTGTATTGATGGCCTGTATGTCAAGAATTTCAGAGGATGTTAGTTCGTAATCCTCAGTTCCTGGCTCATCTAGAACACCAACTGTTATTCTTCCAATACGGTCGAATGTCCAATATCCCTGAACTGGAATTATCAAAGCATCCAATATCTGTCTGGCAGACATCTGATCTTTTATGTAGATTCCAGAAATGCCTGTAACAGCAGAGTCGAAAGTGTTGAACGATCCAGCGTCCACGTATGTTGACAGGAGTGAATTTGACCCAAGTTTTGTAGTGACGACTCTCTGAGATATATCGGCTATTGTATTGACATACGTTCCTTCACTATCTCCCTTGGCATCAACGGTGATTCTCCCATCCGGTGTGCTGCCAAGTTTGATGTAGCCGCCAGTAAGTTGTGTTTTGTACTGTCCAGCAGAAACAGACGCGGCAACTATATCAGCAACATCTCCACCGCTTGATAAAGCAACACCACGATCATATACAGCATCAACAGACTGCATAGCGCCGTCATGAATTTGATAGATCAGATTTGCGGCATCGACAAGAATTGGCTCTATACGATAACACTGGCCGTAAAGTAGTGGCTTTGGCGTGTTAGCAATATCATCACTACCATCTGTACTGCCAGTTCCACCATAAATATCCTGCACAATAGGATCATCCATAAATCCAGATCTGTCTGAAATGTTTACTGTGATCTCATCTTCTGTATGTTCCAGGATGGTTGATATACCATCAAATACTTTTGTGAATTGACTTCTTGTGAATCTACGATCACCAGCGTAAACCTTTACAGATCTACCTTCCCAAAAGTAATCAACAAGATCATCATTTTCAGCATCACCGTTCAATATTTTAATCGATCCAAATGACGGGGAGCCACCACGGAAACTATCTCCTGAAAAAATAGATACATCGAATTGCAGCGGATTGTTTGTCAACGGAAGATAGTTAGTGTTTGCCGGAGTTTCAGTTGACGTTGTTATATATCCATCATCTGAAATATATATAGTATCAACGCCACCGTAAAACGTAGTGTCAAATTCACCAATAGCGCCAGTAGATATAGGAAGCTCGCCAGTTAATGATTGCGCCGATGTATTATTGAACGGACTAAACTCGACAAGATAAATAAGGTGCGCCTCTGGGTCTTGCAGCAGTAACCTGAAGGCATCTGCCACGGAATTATCATAGGAAGAATCCATCTCTCCTATTGCAAACTCAGATATGGAGCTTGCTGAAATCATTGTGCCATCAGCGCGTTTCCTACGCGCTCCATTGCTTTACGCATCTGTATATTTTCTTCACGAAGATCACGAAGCTCAAGAGCCATCTGCTCCATTATGCTTGTCTGCTTGGCATTTGATAGCACTATATCGCGGCTCACCTCATCATTTAAAGCACCTGGTGCGCCAAGGCTTCCAGCAACACCTGAGATTGATTGTCTTACAAATGATTCTAGCGCGGCAAACGCCTCAGACGAAGCGAACACATCACGTCCAACATCAAGTAATGTCTTAGCTTGATCTGCCAGCTTATTCATATCGGTGAAATCACCCATGTTCACAGCGGACAGAGTTTCATCAAACATCGATCTTGCCATTGATAGGCGCTTAACGGGTGATAGGCTGGATTCCTGTGACAACGCCTGACTATCTAAAAACTCCTGTAATGGTGACAGGAAGTTTTTAATCAGAGCGTCTTTCTGTTCTGCAAGCTGAGCGTTTACTTTTTCCAGCGGCAAGCCAAGCTGCACAGCACGATCACGCATTTGCTTGAATTGCTCATCCAGCGCTTTCAATGCATCCTGTAACGGATTTACTTTTTTATCGCTGAGAATTGACATTGCAAAATCAACATCAGACATTACTTGCTGTACATCTTTTGAGATTGATAGTGATTTTTTAAGTACATCAAGCACTGCCGGATCGCCGCCGCCGACATTTCCCCCCATGATAGCAGCTCGTACTATTGAGAAAACATCACCCTTTGATCCAGATACCTTCATTTGCTTTTGACGTGCAGACTGGAAAAATGTTCCTGGGTCTTCTGTTCCAATATTTGTTTCTGCTGTAAAGCCACCGATTATATTGGCTCCAATTTTTTGTGTTATGGCTCCTAGAGCAGCATAAATTTGCTCACCAAATGATTTTGCATCTTTTATGCTTCCACCTTTTGTGCTGGCTCTTGTTACTCCGCTGGCTCCAATATTTGCGCCAAGCGTTTGTCTTGGTGTCCCAGAGCCTCCGAAGAATCCCCCACCAACACCACCGAGAGCGCCGCCTATCAATCCACCAATCGGCCCACCAATAGCCATCCCGATACCAGCACCAAGTCCACCACCAATGCTACCTCCTGTTCGATTCCCACCGATCATTCCTAGAAAATTACCAGCAGCAAAACCAAGACCAGCGGCTCCAAGAGCGCCGCCCAATGTTGTCCCTCCAAACATCGTGCCAGGAGCCGCTGGCCCATACATTCCGGGAGCCATTCCTGGACTAAATCCAAGACTTCCGCCGATGCTATTAATTGTTGTTCCACCAAATCCAATATTTCCTATGCCGCTTCCAAGTTGTGAAAACCCGCCCCTTGCAAGACTGAATATATTTCCAATTCCACCTATACCACCACCACCAGCCGTTCCAGTAATACTTGCCATCGCCTGACCAGATAGCCCCATAGACCCACCAGCAGCACCAAGTACGGAAACAATTATCGGTCTAACAAGAGCCTGATATGCTAGATCAGCAAGTAGGTTTTTGAAGGTTGATTTAAAACCCTCAATCATCTTCTTAAATCCACCATCCGTTTTTGCGAATGCATCTTTGAAAGCATCCTTAAAACCGTCATCAATTTCTTCAAATAGGCGCTTGAAGTTCTGGGCAAGTGGGCTATCGAGTTCAACCTTTAGGGTTACTTCATCCAGTTCCTTTTTAGCATCCACAAGCGCACGTTCAATCGCCCTAATTTCCTCTTTGGTTTTTGCAAATCCACGAAGTTTCTCAAGATCCTTTACTGTGGCATTGTATTTTTCCTGAGCTGTTGCTGTCTGGTCAATGAGTTTGTTGAGGGCTTTTTGTTCATCACTAAGTTTTCCATTTCCGTTAGACAGGGAATCAAAAAGTTTTTTAGCTTCCTTTTGATTTTCTTCCATAGCAGTTTTAAATAGTTTCATTTGCTGCTGAACGGTAGTGAGTCCCATTTCTGATGGTTTTTTCCCGAATACATTAATTTCAGAAAGATTTTCTACACCAGACTTCACTATCGCAGACGATCCTAGTGACGCTTTTTCATACGGTGTCATTCGTGGAGAGCCAAGATTTATACTGCTATAATTTTGTTTTGTTATACTTGGAACCTGATTTTGATCCATACCCATAAGAGCGAATGTAAGTTTCGTGGCATTAAAAGCAGCCTCTAGTAGTTTACTATTTAAAGATTCTACCGCAGTTGTCACATTTCCAGTTTTTTGTTCATAGTGAACTAAAGCAGCAGTCGTTGCCGCAACAGCTCCTGCCAATAAAAGCCACGGATTGAATGATAATAGACCAACAAGAGCAGTTAGTTTTGGAATATTTATAACCAGCATAAATGCAGCAAGGCCAGATGCTGCTGCCATAAATCCAGATGCTACTTCCGGTAAATGTGTGGCCATATACGATAGAATTTCAGATAAGAATGCTGTAACTCCATATGTCTGATTCACATCATCGATGTAATTTCCGATTTCCTGTCTTAATTTATTAAATGACACTTGAAGTATGTTATGAGAGTTATATTCGTCAATCATTGCCTTGACAACACCCTCTGATCCTTTAATGACATCAAACATCATCTTTGATGTCAGTTTCCCCTCAATAACAAGTTGACGAAGCTGGCCAGTTGTAAGACCAAGACCTTCTGCTGCCATATTCGCAACAGCAGGGATATTTTCAAGTAATGAGTTAAATTCTTCTGCTCTTACTAATCCGCTAGACATCGACTGCCCAAGCTGCCTTAGACCAGCCTCAAGATTTTGCGTTGATGTCCCTGATACAACAGCTAAGCTCTGCACTGTTTTTGTAAACGATAGCATATCATCTACCGTTGCCTTAATTTCCTTTCTTGAAAATGACAGCCGTTGAAATACATCAACGGCAGACTGAAGGGTAGCTCCGGTTTCACCAGACATTTTTTTTAGGGCTGCAAATGATTTTATAAACTCATCATTACTCTCTGTCGCTTGCTCAACTCTGGCACGAAGCATAGCCATATTATCAGCAGATTTTAAAATGGAAACCGCCATAACTGTTCCAACAAGGTTCTTCATAGTAAATATTGATCTATTAAAAAACCCAAGAGCATTCGCGGTCTTATTTGCTGAATGACCTACGCCATCAATATTTTTTGAAACAGACTTGGCTTGGTATCCAAGATCAGCAAGTTCTTTTTTTGCTGTCTTTACTTGGTTGCTGTCCACCCTTATTTGTAGTGTTGCGAACTCTACCATTGATAGCCCTTATAAATTCCCTGTCGATTGCCTTGAGAATTTCCATCTCAACAGGCAATGGTTTTATGCCGTAAACGCTAAGATAATCATACATGAACTTTGAGGTCAGCGCCATAACCGACATACCGTTGCTAGGTCGCTCCATGTTCATATCCACCCACCACAACCAAATATGGTGAATCAGATATGGTAGGTCAGGAATCTCCGCTTCTGGAACGGAGATTCCTTGTTCTTCTAGGTGTGAATAGTGGCTGGCCTTAATATTTCCATCCTCATCAGGGATGTATAGATAGAAATATTTATCAGCAAAGGCTTGGGCTGTATCTATCAGCCCTTGATAAAATTTGCCCGATCACCTACAAATGCGTCAATTTGATCGCGTAGCCAAGGATATTTTTTAACCAACTCAAGAGCATTTTCTTTACTGTACTCAAGTGGTTTTCCATCTTCTTCAATGCCAGCCCATCCTTTTATGTGCAAGGCTTTTAGCTTTGCTGAATAGTATTCATCATCACCAGCGCCTAGCTTGCTAATATCGCCTTTGGGGGCTTTCTTAATGGCAGATTGCAGGATTACTCTTGCAGAATCACGGTACTCTTGACTGTCTTGGCCAATAACTTGCAGTACAACACCGTCCAATTTTGTACCATCAACGGGATTATAAAGTTGCATTTCAACTGCATCGTCAGATACTTGAAGTTTAGAAAAGTCCATAGTCTTATCTCCATCGGTTGTTCATCGGTTTGAAAAAGTGGGGGTGTGACCAACCGATGAAAGAAGCCACACCCCCTACGGTTTACCGTAAATCTATGCCTTAGTAATCTTCAGCGCCGTACCAAAGTCGGCGTTAGCTTCATACAAACCAACAAACGGAAGCGTCAGAAGGCGCGATTGCTCGCTGCTCAACGGGATGTCCCCACCTGAGTATTTTACTTTGGGGAAGTCAAAAGTATAGCTGGTTGATCCAGTCAGCGTGAATTGAATGCTTGTTTCTGTTTCATTGATGAATTTATTCAGCATCGTTGCGTTCTCAAAGTAAACCGTCATATTTCCAGTTACCTTGCCGCGACCATATTCCATCTGTGGAGCCGTTGCGCTACCGATAACGAAAGCCGGATTAAGACCGTTTTCAACTGTAAAATCAAGCGCTGTAACGGTAGCGATGGTTGAGCCACCCTCTTTAATAGAGCCGCTGAAGGAGTCAAACGGATCATCTGATAATGGCTCCGTTGGGCCGCTATCAATACTGGCTCCGCTTACAGCGTCAGCGCCTGCACCAACGATACCAAATGATGCAGTTACCATTGCATTAGGAGCAAGACTCATAGACATACTATTGATACCGCATCCAGTAAATACTCGATATTGAGCAATGTCTAGAGCACCATCTTCAAGCGTGAAAGACTTAAATGTGGTTCCAAGACGCAGTTCGTTTTCTGAGTCAAAGTCACCAAACAGAGCGCCTTCAATTAATTCATCAAAATTCAGAGGGGCAAACTCTACATCAATATTACCAGAAATTGATTTGTTTCCATGACGGAATACAGCCACCTGTCTGTCTGGGCGAATCTCTGCCGATTCGATGCCTTCTTTTTGAAGTGAGAGTGTGTGTCCAGTAATGGGAAGCCGAACCATTGCGGGGCTTCCAGGTGTGGTATTAAAGGTGTTTTCAAGGATGTAGGTAAGTCGGCTACGTGCGCCCTGCGCGAAACTCATTTAAATTCTCCCCCTGTTGGGTCTGGTTGTTATATTGAATAATACCATGCGCGATACATGTGGCACAATAGGGTTTGTCAAGGCGTAATATATGCGTAAAAAGTAAAAGCCAATGGGCAAAATATCCACGGCGAATCGTTTACGAACCCATACCTCTGTGAGTATCTGATATTAATTATTTCACTATTTTCAGTGATCTGTAATCCTTTTGTAAACCTTGCCTTAACGTCATCAGCAAGATCATCTAATACGGCAGTCCCGCCCGTATTCTCTTTCACAAAAGCATCAACATAGAAAACGCCAGTCCATTTTTCCGTCCCTGTCGAATCGGCTGTGGCTGGTATGATTTCCGTGATGCTTAACTTTGGCCTCAACCATGCGGACTTTCCGGTTGGGTTAAATTGCACATTCTCCCAAGCTATGTCAGTTGAGTTAGTAATTCCGGTATAGGAGCCTCCATTAAGCCGCCCCTCTAAAGCCCTGCGTATGTCCTGCGAATCACTCATACCTTAAATTTACTCGCTACGTTTTCAGCTATCGAATCAATCTTTGAAACGGCATCCTGAACAAAGTGTTGCGCCTGCTGATGCTGCGTTCCAAACTCAACATATGGGCCGTAATGCACGTTATTATTATAATATACGACATCGCCGCCCTTAACACCAAGTATCTTGGTTATAATCCTAGACATAGCATCACCAGATGGATTTGAAACCGCCACGCTTGGCCTTGGTTCTCCTGCTTGCCAGTCAAGGTCTGGTGATCCGATCTGGGCAGTCCAAGACCTTCTTAGGTGTCCTATATCAACCGGAGTGTTGAGTACAACCGCCTCACCAATATCCTGGCACAGCGCAAACATGAACTTATCAGTATTGGTTGTTACCTTAGCCACAAACCTAGATATATCTGCGCTAAATTCGTTTTCTGGCATCACTGCCTACCTTGGCAGATATAGACCACATCATCACCAGATTCCTCAACCTGTCTTACATCTACCAGCCTATATTGAATTGTGCTATCAAGCACAATATCCTGCGCCTCTGGCACAACAGAATCTGATGCTCGAATCAGTATCTTCCTGTCGCCACGCTGGATAAGTGTTCCCTCGAAGTCTTTGTCTTTGTATGATAGCAGTAGACCTTTGATGTCTGTATCTGTGGTCGTCTGCCCAGAAATGGCTCCGGTGCTAGGTGAATATGTTCCCTCAGTCACCTTTCTCAGTGTCAGGTCTTTCCCCAGATCATTTATAAGTTTTGTTGCGTGTTTTTCTATAGCCATATTACTTGGCCTCTGACAGTTCTGCTCCAAGCGCAAGGTATCCAGCGGCATCCACAAACGAATCGGCATGACTGATTGTATTCGAGAGTCTTGCGACCTTAACAAGAGTCATCATCACCGCAACGTCTGCGGCACAAATTCTTACATGATCTGGCAAATATGCGTTCCACATATCTGCAATACGCTGAAAATTAGCCTGCGGAGAGCCGTATTGCTCTTGACGCTCACCATTAATAAGACCCTTTGCTGTATCAAGCACATCGTTTCTAAGCATCACACATCCTGTCCGTCAACCTTAATTGACCCTTCCGGTGGATTGCTAAATTGGTCTTGATAGAAACGCTCACCGACACGATCATCATCATCACGTTGATCTCTGATAGCATCCTTGGAAACGCCGAATACAGATGGGGTTGGAAGGTCATTGTCAAGCGCCTGAGATGCCAAGTCTGAAGCAAGATCACCATAGGCAACAGCTTTCTGCGTGTATTTGACTGACACCCCCTCAATGGTAGTATCTGCCAGCCTTGCGAATTTAGCCTGTACAGACTTTGCCGCCAACGATGCAGCGCCAAATACGTTATCATCAACGGTTAGGAAGTAATTAATCATCTCATCAGATAGAAGCTGATCAGATGTATCAACATCACCAATTAAGACTCTTACTTTTGCAAGGTCTGTGGATATGTCAGCATCATCAAACGTCCAGCTCATTTCTTTTTAACTTTCTTATTGTCTTTTTTTACTTTCTCTGCTTTTTCTAGCTTACTACGCAGACTTAAAACCAATATCTCTAAATAATCAATCTCCGCTTCCATATCTGAAATATAGTTACGTTTAACAATCTTAAATGGAAACTTAATCATATCGACATATACTCCTTTGCCCATTGGTTATTCTTCACTATATCATCGTCCCAAGGATTTTGTAAGCCATGAAAAAACAGTATCTTACAGTCCTCCGGTATATCTTTTATACCGCGCTTTTTCAGGTGACAGCGATAGCTATAGATTCCATCGGCCTTACCAAATCCATTGTCTTTTTCAATCTGAGTCATTTTTGTTGCAAGGTAAGCCTGATCGCTACCAATGAATCCAGCCGCTTTAAGACCAGTTACGGGGTGAACCTTATCAGCCCTGAACTCCTTCCAGAATTGACTCCTAGTTCCAACTGTATGCAGGCAAAGTGATCCGTTACATGGCATGAACTCACCATCTACCCTCCACATCCTGAAATCAGACTGATCTGTTAAAATGTGATCTATGTTCCCAACAATAACAGCGTCAAGATCAAACCAGCAAAATTTATCACCGACAATTTCCTTAATTTCAGGATCGAACATTCTTAGCCGATAAAAACAATTCGGCTTCATTTCGTTACCGTACCTTGGACACGGATTCGGCCACAATTTTATCTTTTCAATGCGGTCATCAATTCCACTAAAATCATCAGTAATACAAATTTTTCTATGTGGTACTGTAACATGTCGGTCAATCATTCTAAAGAAGCGATTGACATGATCGGCTGTAAATTTCGTTCTGTATCCATCTTTCTTCCACTTGAATACAACGATAGAAATCGGTTTCTCCATATTTTTCCCTATCTTTCTGTATTCAATCGGTATGCCAATTTTGTTGTAATACCCCATAGCCTGCTGCATACCATTTGAAATTCCGTAGTCTGTGTAAACGGCAATTTTTTTAGCGTGTTTTCCCCAAGAGTATCCGCAGTTGATACCAGTCTTTCTCTGATCTGGATCACAATCTTGCAATGCTTGTGTGTAAAGAATATGACTGGCAAACGGATGCTCACCGCGATTGATAGAATCCCTAATCGCCCTGTTCGCGTATTCGGTGTGTGTTTTTACATCTCCGGCGTATGGAGATTCAATGACCACAAGTGTCACAGAACAACCTCCTCATACCCCCACCTAATAGGATTTTTACTTCTTTCATCTCCACGTTGTTTCTTATTTGCCAATATCGCCCTGTATTTTTCGTGGAACTCGCTATTCTTACGTTCCCACTCAGTAGTGTTTGCATCAGATACGACATTCGATTCGTATCCGAATAAAGTGATTGGATCACCAGTACACTCAACATATGATTTTAAATGCCTACTTGAGTATCCGTGATGAAGTTGTGGAGCCACCTGCTCAAGTTGCTGTAGGAACCTTCCATCACCGCCATACGTTCCGCAGTAATCGCAGTCATATCCGTTGATAGACCAGTAGTTATCATGCTTCACTAGGAATGTATTGCAATGATATTTTGGCTCCCTCGCTCCACCAATAAATTTTCTCTCAAATGTATGATAGCGTGTTGCGTCAGTACATTTCTCAACAATGTCATTCATCGCTTCAGGTGTAATGATGATGTCCATATCAGACATCAGCAACCACGGATTAGCAATATCGTAGTTTTTTCTTGAGTGCTTTCCAGCCTCAAGCGCACCAACATTCCTTGCGTGATGTTGCGCCCACGGAATGTTTTCTTTTACCCTGAACAGAATTTTTCTGTGACGTAATTCCTTGAATATTTCTGCCGCTGGATATATCGGACTTGAATCATCAACCAAGATAAATGTAATTTTTTTCTGCAAATCCCCACTAAAACGGTTCCAATTCTCAACTTGCTTTTCTAGCATTTTTGGATTCTCGTAGTACGGGTAAATTACATAATAATGATCGCTCATTTAGATAAAACCCCAAATTCTAGCTGTGCATCCTGATACGGAAAGAATAAAACAAAGCAGTAGAAATGCCTGCATAAGATCACTAAATTTCATCGGTAACTCCATCGGTTTCTAGATACTGAATCTTCACACGAAAACCCAATCCGGTCAATCAAAACATCCTCTTAAAATCGCTCCATGATATTTTTTCAAAATCCTGTACCGCACTATCTGGATATACGTTATATGTTTTTATTCCGCTTTCGGAAAGTTTACTGGCTATTGATTTGAACGCTGGCATCCATTCCAAATATCTTGTGTCGGTTGGTGGCTTGATTTTCTTGTTAGTCAACCCACGCTTCTTTTCGACCAGGTCTGACTGGTCATAGAAATAATGAGATTTGTTATCTGACTTCATATCGAAACCAAAAAGAAAGATACGATCTGGCTCTATGTGATACGCCCTGTTGATAGCACATTGGCCACTGTTCCTGCCAAAAAGAGTATCTCTGCTATCTGATAGTCCACTAGCTTTTATATCACCATTAAACTGAGTAAGATTTGGCCACTCAATACCAACCTTCCAGGCGCACCTCCTAAAAAATGTCGGTATCTCCATCCACTGTAGTTGCTCATACCTTGCTTCCATCCAAAGCCTGTCCATAGACAAAGCCTCATCACAAGGAAACAAGATCGCGCTTTCGTTTACGCCAATGACATACCCGTAATCTTTTAGAGTTGCTGCTGGAATGTCTTTAACTGACGGGCCACCAGCTATGATAATTACATCTCTTTTGGTTGAGGTTTCTTGATCCATAGCGTTACCCCTTTATCTCTAATGTCTGCACGATCAATCGGAATCTTCATTTCTGTAAGTCTATTGATCCACCACTCTGAACTCCTGACAATCCTATGGGCGTTTGTTCCATCCGGTAAAAACTCATTTGCTTCTCTCGTAGAGATTGTCAGATACAAACCCTTCAGGCATCTATTATAAATTTCGTAGATGAACTTATTCAAAAATTCCATCTCAACGTGTTCAATTACGTCTGTACACACCACGACATCAGATTTATCTGGTCGTTTCTCACACTTGCCTATGATACATGGATCATATTCTGTGATCGTGTATTTTTTACCGTAGTTTTCTTCCATAGACCTTTTAAGACTTCCGTTGCCACAACCATAATCAAGAACTGTTTTTGCTACAAGCTCATCACAAAATGATGATACCTGTTTCCTGTGGTGCTTCCCATCATTGCCCCAAGGCTTTTGCTCATCGCGCTTCTTTATGTGGTGCTTTATGTTTAGCACCCTGTATTCATCACTTATAAAGCCGTACTTTTTGAAAGACATATGATGTCGCCCTTTTTTTGCTCGTTGACAATTCTTACGTTTGGAAAATATTGTTTAAGCACTTCAAGATAATTCTTGCCATCCCTGATTCGGAATATACATACAGTATCATCGTTTGATGATTCTACTATTAATTTCAGGTACTTATCAACTGGTATGTGGAAGCAGTATGCCGAAAAAGAAACTATCAAATCGCGTGGTATAATGTCGTATTTTTGCGGAGAAGATAATGAGAAGTTTTTGACACCGTTTTTTGACAGAAATCCAGACATGACAGCATGGTTTGAAAATGTTTCCGCGTGTTTATTTACCACTGGAAGATCGCTCTCACCATCAAGAAGCTCCACGCTCGCACTTCCTGCGTAGTGCTTTGATAGCAGGACATCAACCCCACCAAGCCCAGAGCCGATATCAAGTATGCTATTACATTGCAATGGGAGGAATGGTTTAAGAGATTCGTACAATCTGTTCATACGCCTGTTGTATGCTGTGTGCCAATTTTTACGATCATTGATGTGCGCTATATCCCCGCATTGAATGTAGAGATATTTATACTCATCATCACCAATTACAAAATCATGCATGGAGATATACCATATCTCTACTTCCAACTCTTTCGGCCATAACATATCCCATTCCAGTTAAAACTGAATGAATTTCATCCTTGCTTTTATCGTGCATCTCAACCTGAATTGGTGGCTTGAATTTTTTAATAGTTTCAGCCGCTCCGCGCAATGCATCTGGCTCTCCACGCTCAATATCAAGAAATATTGCGTCACACACCTCTAGATCAAGGCTATCAATTGTCACCTGATGAACCTTGTACGTTTCGGTTGGTGTGTTATTTGGATTGGGAACAGTTGTGCTGGTTCCATGCTTTGCTCTATAGAAAAGCACAGAATCTTGCTTAGCTCCTACAGCAGAATTCATAGCCATGACTTTTAGCGCATTTGTATTTAGCCGTACGCATTCAAACAAAACTGGGTCTGGCTCAAATGTAATTACAGTTTCGTATGTCTTTGACAAGTGCTGTGGCCAAATGCCAAAGCAAGCACCAGCCTGAACGCAGACTCTATGTTTACTTCGTCTGATGACGAAATCTGTATCACGTCCGACTGTCCTCATGGTTTTTTCAAACCAATCTTTTTGCAGGAGCCTTGGTTCGTCCGCTGGAACCCATAGATTATATTGAGAATTGAATACTACGTTATACAAGGCCGCGCCCCTTCATAAACATTCTTTTCATTCCGATATGACCGAGATCGAGAGCATGAAAATCATTACACAATCTATAAGCCAAAACCGTTGCTGTTGCGCCAAGGCATAGAATAACGGTTTTATTTCCAGCATCTCGTATCTCTTTTTCTACCCTGTCAATCTCTCTGTACGAATCTCTGTACAACCCACGAACATATTTTACACTTTTCGCCTCAGATATATTACGTTCGCACAGACTCCTTTCAGAGCCTATAACAAGAGTTATATCTTTGTCGCGCCACAGATCAACAAGGCCATTCCAGAATTCCGGCGTGTCGATCCAAGGGGCATTATCTGATCTTGTAATAAAACTGCTATAATATTTAGCTTTTGGATTTAGGTGCTTTGAAACTGACTTCGCCTGCCTTGTCCAGAAATCACGTTTTTTTCCCTCTGGCAGTCGCCCAGTGTTATCAAGAGGAGGTACAGCCACAGCCAATTTGCCATTAGATCCCTTTTGCAATATCTGTTGTAACTCTGCCTGTAACTTTCTATCAGCCTCCTGTGACACACACTTTCTAAAACCAGCAAGATTAAATTCTCCATCTCCGTATCTTGCAATGGACATGCCACCTTTTATGGCAGAAAGTGTTTCATATTCACCAATTATATGCGGATATGCCATATCAGTAATTAAACCTTTCAAAGTCACTTTTATAGTATTCATAGACAAGCGTTAAGGTGCTGGAATCGTAATATTTAGACCAGTGCTTTCTGTTTTTAGTCTTATTTTCGTGCTTTAGTGGTGAAAGCATAGGAAGGCGTGACCTTATAAAAGACCAGTCACTCTGTAGAGATTCAAACCTGCCAATAAATGTAACATGATTCGGTATTGTCTTACTCAGTGGCTTAAAATGCTTATCTGCTTCGTCTTGATTTTGGCCGACAACATAGATCACGAAATCATGGAAATTACATCTCTTACCAAGATCGTATCTATTTTCGCTAATACATTGATTGTGATAGCACGATACCAGTCTATCAAATGGATTTCTTACGAATCCAAATACATCCTCATCTTCTATCTCGGAAATGCTGATTGAATGATCCCTCTCCCATTTCTTTCCATCCTTAACAGGCACATCAAATGACCTTAGAATCGCTTGCTTGATTGACGTGCTTGCAACCTTCTGCGGACAGAAAAAAACAGCATTTAAATCTGGTAGGTTAATTATCATTCTATCTTTTACTTAGTACCTTGTTTACCAATCCAGACATGGCTCCATATGCTGTATCTGAATAACAAAATTCCATATTAACAGAACTCCCAACACGAATTGTCATCTCAGCGTAATGTTTTCCTTGCATATCATCTTTATGACATTTGGCAAGATACCATACACAATCTTCTGGTAGTTGCTTCGCTAAATCATCAATACTCATTTTCGCTCCTATTTAAATGCCCCCACTTTGGCAGGGGGCGCTCCCATTTTTCGCAAATTTGGTGCTAAATGCTTTTAAAGGAACAGCACCTTTTGATGGACTAGAACAATAAAACAGTTTGGGGGATCGTTCCAATCCACATCTGCAACATTGATGGACGTTCTGCCGCGCCCAAGAAAGGAGTCGAGTTCCTCCCCCTATATACTATCAAGCGATGCGAACTCATAATTTCGCACCGCACTATTCTGATTATAATTAATAATCCTCATTCCAGCATCATCCAACTGATGCTTACAGCCATCAATATGAGCTGCCCAATTCAACAGCCATTCTTTATGCTGCCTGCTGTGCGTATATCCACCATGCCAATGACCAGCAACATTAAGGTCTAGTCCAAGGGCATGAATTGTTTTGAAGCCCTGCAACATCAGGAAATTTATCGCTGCATGTCCGGTATGCTGTCCGTACAACGTACTAGGTATTGTGGACATACGATCAGGAAAGCGCTTATCGTGCCAATATAGATAGTCAGGATCTATACCACCTATCACAGCATCGTTAGGTTTTTGATTCTCACCAAATTCTGTCGCTCTATATCCAAGAGAAACATATCCAGGGTAATCACGTAGGAATTTACATCTGGTATTGATATACGTTGGATCAATACTGATAACGACCTGAGCCGGATACATCTCAGCACACTTATTGCAAGCCAGTACGGTTTTGCTATTAAGTCTTGATAGATCGAAATTTTTTAGAGATGGCCCACCGAACAGGACATATATTTCATCCGTTTGCAGTATCTCCGGCAAGTTCTGTGGTTGAGGCTTCATCGGTATTAACTCCACTGTTCAACTTCGCGGCAAAACTTTCTGCTTTGCTCTTATGTAGTGATTTGTGATTTACGGTTTTTCCGTCAGGTGAAATTACATCGTAATATGGCCCGCCGACTTGACGGATTTCGTATTTAGTTTGCTTTGAGATTGGTTCTTTATTATCGTCTGTCTTAATTTGATGGTCTTGATTTTCTGGCTCTGAGTTAGTAATTACCACCTCAACATCTAGAGATTCTTGTGCTGCATGGCATATATAGGATGATCTGAATAACGCCCTTACACGTTGCGGGGCGATTTTGAAATGCTTCCAATCGAATAGCATACCAGGCAACCAAATCCTGTTATTACCAGCAAATTCTTTTCTGACAAATAACGGTTGAGTAATATCGAAAAAAGATTGACTGTATCGCGCCATATGCCCTCTCGAATCATTAATATTTAACTCATTGTAAACAAAAAAACGGGGGCGGTAAAGCCCCCGTTTGAAGTAAATATTTTATTTACGCAATCACTGTGTCGAAAAAAGCGCCAAGATCAGCGGAAACCAGTTTGTGATCGAAGGCAATTTCACCCTCAACACGATCAGATTTCAGATGCTCCATACGGAGCTTGCTGATGCGGATACCGTTCTGCGTAGCACCTGTGTAGCCAGTCCAGCTAAACGTATAGCCAGCAGACGGAGTATCGATGCTAGGAGCATCCGGAGCGTAAACCAGCAGGGCTTTTTTCCCACCGATAAAGCTATGGCTGTTCGCCTGGCCTTCATCTGCCGTATTTTCGATTGAGCTCATTACTTCAATGCGCTCTACATCAAAAAGTTGGGCAAGGATTTGTTTGTTAGCCATAGCAACATTACCGCTGGATTGACCGTATTTTACACGATCAATTACATCTGGGTGATCCAGTAGCTTATCAAGAACGGCGCGACCAACTACCATCACGTTAGGACGGTAGCCAGTCGATTCCTGTACTGACGTACAAACTGTGCGAACATCTCTGATCGGATCGGAGTTCGTATAGTCACTCCAATAGTAAACTTCGTTCGTAGCACCAGTCGGGCCAGTTGAGTTACCATCATAGTCTATAGTCCAGATACCGCCAGCGAAGTAGTTCGTTACCCAATCTTTTTCACGATAGATCAAAAGTTGGGTCGTAACCAGCTTCGTTGCGCTCATATCGGGCATCAACGGAGCGTCTGTGTTGGCGCGAATTTGATCGTCAACGTCCTTGTGGAACGCTACAACATCGCAAGCATACGTTGCAGTCGATACATCATATCCGTTACCAGCAGATTCAGTACCAGGAGCGCGAAGGCGAGCCTGATTACGGTTGAAATCACCACGATCAATGGTGAAGTAGCTATCAGAGCGATTCTTAACAGGCACGTTCGGGAAGATACGCGAGGAAACAAACTTGTCTTGCGACTGAGTAAAATCCAATGCGATATTCGTAAGCGGCCTGTTAACGTGAACGTCTGATCTTGTCGGGTTAGGCATGGTTAGTTCTCCTTATTACACGTTGTTATTCGACAGATCGTTACGAGCATCCAGCAGAACCGGAACCAGATCACCATCATCAGCGGACAGCAAAGCTGTACCAAGGATGATGTCACCAGTAGCAGCGGCCACAGCTTCGCCAGCAGCATCAGATGCTACAGGCTGACCAGCCGTGATCGTACCACCAGCGCTGACCTTGGAAACGCCACTGATAGCGACAGTCGCGACTTCGTTGGCAGCGTCAGGTTTGTTCTGTAGTACGCCAACAGCGTGTTCTCCATCGCCAGCAACAGCAGCCCGGCCAGTGCCGGAACTATTGGTGATCTTTACGAAGAAATACTGCTTCGTGGAGAGATCAGCGTTAGCCGGAAGCGAGATGCAACGCAGTGCTTCTTCAAATGCGAGAGTCATGTGTTATACCTCTTAGTTAGAGCCAGCCAGCGTTTGCTTATAGAGAGCAGCGCCTTCGGTGGTTGAAGTTACTGCAAGCATTGCATCGCTGTACGATACTTTGTTTGCTTCCATGTGGCCTTTGGTCAGCTTTTCGAGCTGCTCAGATGCGCCACCATCGTTACGGGCAGATGTGCCTTTTTCGATCATGTATTCAGTTTTGATCTTTTCGGCAGCTACCAGTTCTTTAATCACAGCATCTTGCTGGTCTTGCGGCATAGCAAAGAGAGCTTTTGCGAAATCTGCTTTAGCCTCAGATGCAAGTGACGGTACTTGCTTGGATGCTTTAGTAATAAAAGCATCGTAAGCCTTGTCAGCTTCCATTTTAGCAACCTTCTCTGCCAGTTCCTTATTAGCTTTTTGAACCGCTTCAAAGTCTGCCTTGGAAACCGATTCAGTTTCTTTATCGGACATTGTTTGTTTCTCCACTTGGGTTTCACTATCTGCGGCGGCAGTAGCCTTTTTAGCTTCTTCCGATTCGTCAGATTTCTTCATGGTTTCTTTCCGCTTTTCAGCATCCATAGCCATAAATTCTTTTTTATCTTCGTCCTTCATTTTTGCCATGAACTCTTTCTCGGCATCGGACATTTTTGCCATCGCTGAAAGCTCTGCGTTTTGCGCCGTAAGTTCTTCCAGTTTCTTAGCTAGCTCTTGTACATCCATATCGTTCTCTCCGTTGGTGTCAGTTCCACGTTTCCAAAAAGCAATATGAGCGCCCGGATTCGCAGGATTATCTACGCCGGACACTTCGGTAATTTTTAATTTGGTTAGTTTTGTTTTACGTTTCATACCAATAATAATCGTTACACAGACTTACAGCCTGTTTTTTTGTTCATCGGTATGTTCATCGTAAAACGCCCGAAAGGGCATTTGTAATAGTATTGTGACAGAAAGAATACTGTGTGTAAATAGCCTATTCAACCTGCAATGATCTCAGTAAATCAATTCCACAAATATTCCTGCCTACCTCTCCAAATTCTTTATGGAATAGAATCTGTTTTATATCCCTGCCAGAAAGAAATCCGCTACTGACAGCATAATCATCGCCAGCGGCTAGTGTGCGTACTTGTTCAACAATACAGCCATTATATTCAACCCTGCTGTCATGGTGGTGGTGTCCGCGTATCCATGTGCGATGCTTTGTTTGCCCCCACTGTTCTGGCCTTTCAGTTGCCATGATTCCCGGCAAGTCACGATCTTTTGTTTGGTGTCCATGAACAACGCCAATAAGAACCTTGCCATGCTGGAAATAATGTCTGCTGGTAGGCTGATCCATAATAGCGATTCTCTTGTTTCCTTCGTATATATTAGCCAACATGATATTCATGATATGTGCCAATAGGCCGTCATGATTGCCTGAGCTATTGATACAAACCACCTTGTTATGTTTCTGTGCGGCGTACTCTATAGCGAATCGCAGCGCAGAAACAGTAACACGAACCATTTTTTGAGCGCGGCTATCAGCTGACAAGACATGTCCGCTTGCTTCTGTGATTGGTTTCATTGTTGAGTAATGAAGCATATCTCCAACATTGGCTATAACGCACGTATCGCAAGCAGGGCCACTATCTATCAGATATTTCATTGCGCCGCACAAATCGCGCTTGGCTATATTAAGATCAAAATCATTGCCAGTTTCCTCATGCCATGCCAGCATACCAAAGTGCGCGTCACCGATAGGTATAACGGCAGCAAGGTTTTCATCCCACTTTTTCGGCCTTTTAATATCCTTGATCTTTGGTAAATCTTCTTTAGCTTCATCCAGCGCAGCTAACATTACTGCCTTGGCATCCTCTATTTCTTTGCTTGTTTTTACCCAAGTCATTTTTACATTACCCTCAGAATCATAGAGGGTTGATGTACCTTTAATCTCGTGTCTTTCTGGAACGTATCCGTCCTTTAGCTTGGCTACATCACGGTACTTATGACACCAATCACCGAATTGTCGTATCCGTACTGGAATTTTGCCTTTATTTTTATCGAAGAATTTTCTGTAGCCAAGACCAGATTCTAAGTATTCGCGCACCAGAGCAATTTTTTCATTCTCCGGTGTATGCTCAACTCCAAATGTCATGGAATCTCCCTGTTCAGTCGCGCTCTTGTTCGGCGCTAATTGAAACAAGGATATACTAAATAATTAGTATCTTATAGCGTTGTAATTAAATGTTTTTCTGATATAATGCGCTACTCAATAGCCACCCGTTTACCAGAACCGCCGATTGAGAAGCTCTTAATATCGCCAGCCTTAATTGCTTCCCATGTCTTATCATCCGATATTTTTTGGCAGATAAACCAACCTACTTTCTTCAGATCAATACCAAGGGCTGCCTGAACTTCTTTTGTGAAGATGATGCTCTCAACCGTTTCACCCTTTTTCACCCCCTCGTGCATTTCATGAGCTTCACGGCTTTCAGTCATATAATCATGTGCTGCTGTAACCAGATCGGCAACGTCAATAACATCACCCTGCTTATCTACAACGGTTTTTCCGTCCTCCTCGATGATAGAAGCCCAACCATAAATAAGGCGCTGCTCATCATCGATCTTTGTAATCGTGGCCTCGATTGAGAAATCTTCGCTTTTCTCTACATCACCTTCGGATTCCATTTCAGTTTCGGACGAATCTTCTTTTTCCTCATCACACACTTCTATCGTAATCTTGGTATTCATTTTCTTTATCCATTCAACAAATCTCTTGAACATATTTTCCTCTTGCTGTTCCAAAATTGGCCTCCATTCACCTTGTTCATCTGCCGTATATCCCATCGCTGCGAGCATAGCCCATCCACGAGCGAAGCATACAAACTCATCTGCCCCATGAGTATAGGCAGAGTTGTATGCGTTCATAAAAATTTCCTTGCCATCTTTGCTTGGTATCTTTGCCCTCACATTATCCGGCAAATCACCTATGGCATCCATTGGAGTGTTTTTCTTCACAGCAGCCCAAGCATAAGCGAACGCGGTAGATTCATCTTTGCCAGCCTCTATGCTGCTATTAATAACATGCATAAACTGACGAAGTTTCTTTTCGTCCTTAATCTTATCTTTCACTGACGCTGGAAGCTCTGAAATATTTGAATACGGCATAATAATCTCCTAATACAACTCTACTATATGAAATGATATATTAACATCGGCTCCGGTTCCACTGTTAGGTAATGCTGTGACAGTGATAGAATCGCCTGGTTGCAATCTGCCAATAAACCTATCTCCGGTTAAATCTATTAACTGGTTTCCAGTTCGTCCTAAAGACAATGTGAATAATTCAGTTCCATTACTAAATGATGTCGCGCTTGTATCTTTTTGCAAAACGGATGTTGTTGTGCCTATATCCGAGAAGGAAGCCCCGACCAATTTTGTATTAGAATAAAATTTTAACTGAACCGCTTTAGTATGTTCAACCGATGCTGAAATCAGCAAAATTTTTACTCTTGTTTTGTTAATCTTGCTATTAAATACTGTCTTGTTTCTTATTGTTAATACGGGGGTTTCATTGGCTGTAGCCAGAGTTTTTGAGGCAGATATTCCAACAGAAAGTCCAGATGTTTCAGCATATCCCTCAGTAAAAGCGCCGCATGATCCGGCCTTTACAACGACAGATGTATTGTTTGTGGTGTTTTTAGATTCCATTGAAAACGGCAAAGATGGCGTAGAAATAGATGGTACTGTATTCGCATTAGAATACTCTATCGTATGAACATTATGAAGCTCGCCATCATCAGGGTCTTCTATATAAAAATATATCGCGCCAAAACCTAACCACTGATAGCTCACCTGAAATACATTCCCTTTTGTCGGATCAAGCGTCACTCCTGTTAGCCCATTACCATCAAAAATATCTAACCCATTCCAGCTTTCCTGAGCTATCCAAGTTTCATTTGGGGCAACACCAACTACGGTTTGGGAGAATGTTCCGGCTGCCGTTGTCGCCCCAGATAAAGAATACGATCCTGTATGAACCGATGAATCCCATGAAATAAATATAACTGTATTGCCAACGGCGTAAGCATCCCATCCTGGGCCAATATCGGAATAATCATACGCCGCTATTTCGCTGGCCGTGACTGTGGCATCAGCGCCATTTGTTACGGCGATAACATCCCCTGTTGATTGACCATCCAAAGTAATTGTGATGTTTTCCGCTGTGCTTGATTTCGTATTAATAGTTAGCGTTCTTATTTCTGGACTGCCATTTTTTCTGTGCAGGATTCCAAAACTGGTTCCATTGTATCCAAAGAAAAAACCATTAGCGGAGTCTCCGCATCCTATAACTTGCGTTGAACCAGAAATGCCTGTGCTGAACAATCCAGTGAATCGAAATCTGCACCCATGACCAGGTTGGTAACGACAATACTCTCTCGAAATCAAAACCCCGCTTGAATTTGTTTGCGCCCCAGATGAAACAACAGCTAAAGAATTTGCGGAAGTCACAGAGCCAATCTTATTTTCCCTTACCCGCACTGCTTTTGTATTTATACCATAAACAAAATCCAAAATAATTTCGTGAGACATCTGACTTACAAGAGTATCTCCAAAGGCTGTCTTGCCTTCTTTCGGAAATGTTACTTGCAATGCGTGGTGATCTGTTACTATAGCACTCGTATTCCCAATGCCAGCTAAAACAGCCTTCACAACTGCCGCATCAGAATCGTCAGATATGTTATTGCTAATGGGGGCATTATTTTGTTTAAACTCACCATAATACGTAAATAAGCGAAAGTATGTCTGCGGTGTATTCCCATTCACAAATCTAACCCTGACCCATCGCGGCGCTTTAACCGCATTGTGAAATTCATGAATACCAGCGGCTACGCTAAATCCAGCAGACGGAAATGTGTCTACGTTCTGTCTGTCATTGCTGAAATCAAAGTAAAGCGTTCCAGCAGAGCTGGATTTGCATGAACAGATAATATCTGGAAATCCATTTCGCTCCCACGCGCCAGTAAAAATTTCACCAGCGCCAAGTGTTGATGTTGTGGTGTTGACCTCAGATAGTGACCCTCCATCCTGTGACGATGCTTTTTTGATGTATGTCATTTTAAACCCTCACTTTATAAAAGAGAGCGCAGCGACAGTTGGCGACATTCGCTATTGGAGCAGCGGGATCACCAGGGAATCTAATCGGCCCAAGCGTTGACATGAATGCGGCATTCATCGGAACGCCACCTGGGTTTAGTCTTGGAATCGAGGCATGACTCTCTCTCAATCTGCCATCCTGAGTCACAATCCACTTTTTATATACAGCCTCTTTTTCAACCTTACCTTCTTCGACAAGACTCTCCCAAAACCTTGTCTGTCCAACACTAACCAACCTGACAGCCTCAGTTCTGGCTATTGTTTCTGCGCGATATTTAATATATTTATCTCTATATCTCTGGATCATTCTTTCGATCTGATCTTCCGTCAGCGGTCTTCTCCCAGCAATAGATTCAGCCACAGAACGATCAAACCTTCTATCACGAAGCGCACGATCAAGAGCGCCACTATCGCCTTCACGAAGTAATTTCTCATAGTTCCTTATCGCCTGCTCCTGTCTGACCGTAAGACCTATACTGCTCCTGAATTGTCTGGCTATCTCACGCGGCCCAAGACCTTCATTAATCCCATTTCTAATGGTTTCACCAAGTACGTTTTGAAAATCTTCCGTGATCTCCCTGATTTTATCGGCCTGATACGAGTTGATAAATCTAGCTGTGTTACTTTCCGTTACATTCAGTGAGAACACAATCTTATCAGCCTTAGCCCAACGTGATGCTATATCACCGCCAGCCTGAACAGCGTTCTGTATCTCTCTTTGAAACTCTATGAATGCAGTGGCAACGATTGTTTCATTGATAAGATTAATTGCTGTATTGAAATCTCCGCGAGCAATGGCATCCTCAATTCCAGAGATAGAAATATTTTCTGACATGCTTGTAAGACCAACCTCGAACGCCCTCCTGAATTTAGGTTCGATGGTCGATAGTAATTCATCTATCTCCTTTGCTCTTTGCTTATCACTCGCCAATTTTTAGATTTCCTTCGCAATTAACACCGCGTCTGCTGGCTTCTTTTATGCAGGCATCCTCTAATTTATCCCGCATATTTCCAGTCCATTGTCCGTTTTTACAGTGAGTAAAATACCATAGAAAATTTTGCAAACGCCAGTCGCTCATATTTTTAACAGCAAGCAATATGCTAATATCTATGATCTCTGCGCTCACAAAACATCCCCGCGTCTATCTGCAATTAATGGCATACCAGCCACTTCACGAATAAAGTTCTCAGTTTCACTGTCCATTGAAGTGAGAAGGCCAGTGTCACGGATAAACTTACCAAGCTCCTCAAGGTTGACTGGAATGATGTCGCCGCGAACCAACTCCGGCTTCACTTCTTCGTCAAAGCCATTCAATTCCCAAAGAGTACCGATCCATTTTTTGTTTAGTTCATT